CTTCAACTAATGCCATTTCTAAGTAATCCTCAAATCTAAGTCTAGTTTCAGACTCAGCTTTAAGATACCACATGTATCCAGATGTACCATCTTCAGTAGCAACTTCAACCCATCCAATTTGTGCAGCGTCAGAACCTGATACTTGGTATTGGTTTCTGATGATTACAGGTGAGTTAGAAAATTGAGTTAACTGAGGAGTTACACTAGCACGTGCGGCTGAGTTACCAGCACCAGCACCGATTGTAGTTCCTTTTGTATAATCAGAACCATAAACGAAGATCTTTAGACCTACTATAGCAGCACCTACAGCTCCAAATGTAGCAGCAAGAGTTGCTCCGCTATATAACTGTACATCAATTTGACCAGAGTTATTAGCCAAAGTACCACCATTTTGAATTTCTGTATCAGTAACAATAGCTTTTGCTTCAGCACCTGATGCAGGATCCATAATAACGATAGTATCGTTTATAGAGATTACGTTAAAAACAGATATTCCATCAACAGTGCTACAGTCTAATCTAGCGGCATTTGCAGCAGAACCTGTTACAGCAGTGTATGAAATATGTAATCTGTTTTGTTCAGACCAAATTACTTGATCTGATGTCATAGGCATTTCAGCGCCTACCATTCTTAGGAATCCAGATAATGTTCTGTTTCCGTATCTTTCGACTTCTTGTTCATAAATTTCTGGAAGAAATTGTTGTGCGAAATCTGCGAAGTTACCAGGTACCGCCCCTGCACCACCATTGTTGGTCCATTGAAGGTAATTAGTAGCTAACGCTTGTTGAGTTTGAGATGGGACTATTGACCCAAATTGTGGTTGTAAAGCCATAATAATAATAATTTGTTTTAGTTAAATTTGTGTTTTTTAATCTTAAGTTTTGAAGAATCTTGGCCCGTGATTGCTCTAACTTTTATACCTCCTATAAACACATCACCTGAAACTGTTTTACGAGGTTCATCTGATAAGTTTTTAGAAGACTTCATAACATCTCTAACTGCATCGGCCTTGCCTTGCTCGTAAAAATGTTGTGCTAAAGTATCTGAATTATTGGCAGCATATAAAGCTTTGTGATAACCTTTTTCGTCTGAAATTTCTCCTTTGTCATTTAAGAACGTCTTAATAAAGTTTGAAATGTCTGATTGTTTTTCACCTACTTCTAAAGGATTTTTTATAGAATATCTAAATTGTTTTTCACCTACATTAAAATCAAAACCTTTGAAATCAGGGTTAAACATTTTTTTAGTTCTATTAACAAACTCTTCGTGGTTGGCTTCATTTACATCTTGCTCTTCGTTGTAGCGATTGAAAAAGTCAGTTGCTTTTTTTTGTTCCTGTGTAACGCCCGGTCTCAACTTGATTTCGTCGTAATATTTATTTTTCAGGTCTTCTAAAAAGTACTTTGCTTTTGCAACTTCTTCTTTAAACGCAATTTTTTTCTTGCGTATATCTCTTGGTTCATCTAGCTCTTCATCATAGTCATAATCTTCTAAAAGAAGATCTACGTCTTCAGAGTCTAAATGTGGTTTACTTTTTTTGTAATATTCTTTAATTAAAGATTTGCTGTCTATATTTTTATAGTCAGCGTTTAGCGTAACATAATCTTCTACAGTTCCACCAGTTTCTTCCATAAATGAAACTAGTTTTTCTATGTTTTCTGGTAATGGTTTGCTTTCTTTTTGTTCTTTTTTAGATTCAATAACTTTTTCCTTTACTTCTTCAATGTTTTCTTTTTCTTCTTCAATGTTTATTTCTTGTAAAGGAGAATCATTTTTTTCTTCTATTTTTTCTTCGGCGGTCCGTACATCTTTAACCACTTCTTTGCTGTTGCCACTGTCTTCTTGCTTTTTGACAATAACATCGCTACCATCTGTCTTTTGTGTTTGAACGGCATTTGTTTTTGGATTTATAAGTTCATTTGGAATAGTTACTTTTGTGACATTTGAAGGAACATCCACCAAAGGTTCTTTAAAGTTTACTTTTACCGGTTCGTTGCTTGAATCATTTAATTGTTTTGGCTTTTTAGATTTAATCTTAAAAGACCCTTCTTCTTTTACTTGTTCTGACATAATATAATAATATAAAATTAATAAAATTTACTAAGCTATGCATTACCAAAACCTGACAAATCCATCACTTCTGGTGATTCAAAATTAGTAGGCATAGAGTCATTTTGTCTTTGACTAATCATTTCTGATTGCTGCGTAGCTTGTATTTTTGTTCTTAGATCTTTTCGATCTTCTATTTGACGCTCTTTTTGTTGAGTAGCGCCTATTTTAGCTTGTTCTAATTGCATCTTGTATTGAAACTCTTCAGCCATTAGTTGTTTTTTAATTTGAGCTTCTGTTTGCATTCTTTGTATTTCAAACTGTGATTTAGCTTGTTCAATATTTACTTGTGACTCTGTTAAAGCTTGTTGTTTTTGAACCTCAGCCATAGCTGCTTTTTCAGCTGTTTGTGCATTAGCTTGAGCTTGAGCTTGAATATTTTCTAATTGAATAGCTCTATCTTTTTCAGCTTTTAATTTTTGTTTAAACTTTAAAGATTGATTAGCCAGTTTTAAGTTTTGTATTTCTCTAATTTCAATAGCATCTTCTAATCCTATAGCTTGTGTTTTTAAAGCAATTTGTATATTCTGTTCTAATACAGCTTTTTCTTCTTCTTCAGGTTCTAACTCTAAAAATATACCAAACTCATGCAACGTTAATTTATCTAACTCTTGTAATGTAGAAACATTAAAAGCGTTTATTGAATTCATTAAAGCATTTTTTGTAAGAGGAAAGTTTAACATATCTGCAACACGTAAACTAATATTTTCACATGTACGGACAGTTAAATACATTAAAGACTGTAGTATGTGTTTAGTTGCTGTGTTAGAAGCATTAGCAGCCATTTTTTGTAAACCTACCAAAGCATCTCTTTCTGGCATGGAACCATCTCTAGCTTCATTAAGACCAGTAACATCTCTTATCATTTGTAAATAATATTGATAAGTTTGAATAAGAGTCTGTATCTTAGCATTACCAGAAGAGCTTTGTAATTCTTGAATAGGTACTTTACCCATGTTAGGATCACCCTCTTGTGTTAAGCTTCTGCCAACTATACTACCAGTTTGAAAATACATATTCAAAGCTTCTTGCGGGTTATAATTAGTTCCGTTACCTAAATCAACCTCTGCTAAACCGTCAACATCTACATACACACCATCTGGAACCATACGGGCTAAAACTTGTTGTATTTTTAAATGTGTTAACTGTATCATATCGGCAAAACCAACACATTTACCAACTAAAGATTCTATTCTACCTTTGTACATTCTTGGTGCACATATAGAATAATTCATTTCTACTTTTGTTTGATCACTGTAAGGTCTTGTCATGTTTTCAGCTAATTTCCAGGAAAGCATTTTATCATGTCCTAGTATTTTAGCTCCACTATATAAAACTTCAATACTTCTGGCCACTCTTTCAAAATTATCATTTGGCGGAGGATCAAAAGTATCTGGCTTTTCTAAAGCTTTCATCAAGCCTTGATCTGTTTGTTTTATTTTAAAAACCTGATTATTATAGGTTTTATATTCAAAATACAAAACTTGTATTGTATTATATTGATCTTCTTGTCCCCAAAAATTTCTTGTATAATTAGAATTGCCAGGATATTTTTCTATTTCTTTTAAATCTTCATTACTTAAATGTGGAAATTGTTTTTTAAGTTCTTCTAAACTAATACTTTTAACTTCACCAACATAATAAATGTCTTCAAAATTAGGGTCATCCGTGTAGGAATAAACTAAATTTGCCGGATCCACGTAATCAATAGTTACACCATTAGCCAAATTAAAACTTGTTTTAGTGGCTGATATACCTATAACAGTAAGATCATAAGCTAATTGTTTTTTAATTTCATCGTACTTGTTATAGTTTAAGACATTGTTTATTACTTCTTCTTCTGCAATTTCAACTGATTGTTTATAGCTAAGTTGTAAAAACAAATCTAATTCTTCTTTATTTTTAGGTAAACTTTCTGGTTCTGATGATGCAAAAAAGTTTTTACCCGTAGCTTGATTAAGCTGTTTAATCATTTCTTCATTTTCTATATCTCTAAGAGCATTAAAAGCAAAATCAGTTCTTTGTTTTACAGCAAAAGGATCTGATGCAAACGAGTTTATTTTATAACCTCTTTCGGTCATACCATTAACAACAATATCAACAAACTTAGATAAGACAGCCACTGGTTTCCAGTCTAAATTTAAATAAGACAAATCACCATTAATAGCTAATTCATTTTTATATTTTTCTACTGACTGCTCGCCTCTAGCATAAAGTTTTAAATCATGAAAAAGTCTCCAATTACTACTAAATCTACTATCGTAACCTATTCCTTTGTCACCTCTAAACCATTCATTTTCTATAGCTCTTCCTACGACTTTCCCGTATTCTATGGTACTTTTCTCTGCATCAGGTACCACCTGACTTGGGAAAGAGCTATTAATGTTAGTATAAACCATTTATTTTGTTATTTGTGATACGTTTCCTTTGTTATTATATTTTTTAAACCCTAATGGAAAAACTTCTTTTTTAATTCTATAAACAGGTGCGTATCTATTTTTGTTACATGCCATAAGTGCAAGGCCTGAACTAATAGATGCATCATGTGATGTTCTGTTATTTATGTTAAAACTTGCCCAGTCTTCTAAAGTTCTTTGAAAATATATATCTCCATACGATGTTTCTTTTGAACCTACAAAATCTTCTATATAAGACTCTATAGCCGAAGCATGAGATTGTTTTATGTCTTCACTTGAGTTAGGTATACCACCTATTTCTTTTTCAGTAATAGATAGTTTAGTATAAACTTTATCCGGTCTGTTCATTGCAAACCCTCTATATCCTCTTCTTTTAAAATGATATAATAATCTAGGTTTATTATTTTCAGCAAGTATTGGCATACCATAAAAAATACAAGCCATCAATACATCTTCAAAAAATATTTCTGCAGTTTGAGGTCTTGCTATATATTCTAAAAAAAAATGATTAATAGGAGCATCATCCATAGTAAATTTTGTTAAACCATGCAAAGATCCATTAGATCCTCTTCTATCTACCGTACCTGAAATATCATATGGATCACATCCAAAAGCACCCATGTGCTCGTTTCCAGGATACTTTATACCATTTTTAATTATAATTCTATTTTGTAAAACAATTTTAGGCACCCATGTAATTAGGAATCTACCATTATTATTGGGATAAAATTCAACCATAGTATCTTTTATACCATTTTTCCAAATAAAACTTCCTTTTGTTATTAATTTTGAATTATCAAAATCTTCATTGTGATCTATTTGATCGTAAATCTTAGTTAAATTAAATAAAGATTGTTTTGTTTCATCTCTAAACGCGTGTTGTTCTGTACGTGGAAACTGTCTATAATATTCATTTAAACTGTCTTGATCATTTTTTAAACCTTCTACTTCATTTTCCCAATGACTTATAACGCCTATCTCTATGTCTAATCCATCAACGCTTTTGACTGGATTTTTTGGTGTTTCAAATACAGGTATGCCGTAAGAATCGATGAACCCTTCGTAGTTCCATTCCATAGGTATGAACAAACTATATAATCCCGAGCTAGTCTGTCCATTGCGGTTTCTTTTCGTAACATCTGACCCATCATATAGTTTTTTAAAATTAGCACCTCCTTTATCTAAAGCATTTGATGTTGATCCCATCATACATTTACCTACAATTCTAGAACCTAATCTTAATGTTGTTTTTGTTACGCGCCAGTTGTTTAATATATTATCTGGTCTTTCCCATTTTCCAGACTCATCATGAGCTAGAATTTTTAGCTTTTCACCGTCATAACTGTTATCTCCTGTGTTTTTCCAATCAATAGTTGTATCAAGCCCTTCTAGCTCTTCTATTGCCTCACCTAAATCTAATTTTTTTCTTGTTAATTTAGATGCCGGAACTCTGTAAGCAAGTTCTGTTTTTGGACGGTCCATACCGTCTTGTATTGGTTTGAAAAAGAATGGATAGTTAACGGATATTGGTACAACTTTATCAGTAAACATTTTCTTTGCATCAGCACCTGATTTTGATAAAATACCATACCTTGCATCACTGGATATTGTTGCTTGGTTAACAAGCTCACCTGAAGCCATAAAAGAAAAACCAGATCTTCTGTTTTTGAGATAACATATACCGTAACATCTTGTATCGGCTTTGCAAGCTTCCCAGAATATAAAGAATAATCTGTTTGACTCTCTAAAGTCTGGTGCCCCGACATCAATTTTAGACCACTGCAGGTACATGTAATGAGAGCCAGTAATATAAATAAATTTATCTTTATTATAAAACCAATGGCCTTCATCTCTTTTTTTAAATTCATTATCTATGTAATCGTACCATTTATCTTTAAAGTATTGAGGATAATTGTTCCAATCATAAACACTTTTTATCTTGTTTAATTCTTTTGGCAAATCTTTTTTACTCCATTGCTTAAAAGTTTTGTCTACTTTTTTTTCTAACAAAGGTAGAGCAATTTTTAAATTTTGAATTTCAATTACTTCACCAATTCTACCAGTTTTACTTATAACAATAATATCGTGATCTTTATTGTAACCATAAGCCCATTGTTTGTTTTTGTTTTTTCTCTTAAGTATGTTAGGTTTTATTTCATCAACTAAAACCTTTGATAAAGTTTGAATGTACATTATTTAGATCTTCCTTCAGCAAAACCTTGAAAAGCTTTTTCTTTGCTATTTAATGGTTTATCCTCTATTATATTTTTTTCTTCTTCAATACGTGTTAGTATTTCAAAAGCATCAAATATTGCTAATTTTTTTGTTGCTGCTGCATTTTTTAAACGATCTGCAGATATATCATCATCTGAATCGACAATAGGTTCTTTAGCTACCTTAATTAATTCTTCAACTGCTTTTTGCCCAGCTTGGATTATATTCAGTTTGGTTTTTTTGCTGTTCATACTTTATAACAATATCATTTGATTTCATACAATATAATCTATCGTTATTAACGATAAATTCAAATTCACTGTTGGGTGTGAAGCCAACCATATCTCCTTTAGTTATTCTTAGCGCATCTAATGAACTATTGCCATATTTTAGTATACCAACAAGCTTTTGCTCTTCTTCAAGCTCTAATTCATTATTATTTTTTAAAGGCATAACAAAACAACGATCATTAAAAGACTTCCATTCATTGTTTCTTTTGTATAAATAAATTTGATCTACTTGACAAAAATATAAATTATCTTTAAAAAATTTACTACTATTTTTTTCTTTTCCTTTTAAATCATAATACCTTCTAAAAATATTGTGATGAACAATTATTTCATCACCTACTTGTATAGGCGTTTTAAAAGCTAAAGGTATAGAAATAACTTTTGCTTTATTATTTACAAACTTAAATTTTTCTATACGAGTGTTCAATACAAGTTCTTTGTTATCAACTTTAATTGAATTATCGTAAATTTTTCCTACTGGTTCTATAAGAAAATTATAAACGCCTTTCATTAATATTCTAAATCATATTCAACGGATACTGCCATGTTAGGATTAAACTTTTTCCATGGCAATACTTCGTTGTTTTTTTTAATATAGATATTATAAGATTTATCGTCTTCATCTAATAAAATATATGCTATTTCATGTCCTCCATAAACCGGTTGGCCTACAGAATAATGCATAGCATCATTTTTATAATCAGAGCCAATGCTAATCTTTCTTATAACTGATTGCATTTATTCAGACTTAACCTCTTCTTCTTTTTGTTCTACAATAGTGTATTCCCCTGTTTGAAGATCTATATTTATAGGCCCGTATTCTTCCTCTAATTTCTTTTTAGATTCTTCACTTTGTTTATTTGCTTCTGTAAAATCTATTTTAAGACCACTTTTTTGAATTTCTAAAACACCTATTTGATTTAAAATTTGATTTAGTTTTCCTTGTGTTTCTCTAATTTCTTTTAACTGTTCTTCAGTTATTTTTGCTTTTTGTTCTGCCATTTTAATTTAATTTGATTGTTAACTTATTATTTATTTGTTCTTACTTATATAGTCACCTATTTATTAATTATTTACCTATCACTAAGTTACCTGCAACTGTTTCAGCTCCAGCTGTTGGTGCTACCAAAAGATAATCAACAACAACAGGTAATATTGATCCTTGTGGAACATTTTTAAAATCTATTGCTTCTGCTACGCCTGGTAAAGCGTCTGATACTCTAGTTACTGAAAAAGTAGCTGATGTTGAGCTACCAGCTTGAACAGCTGTAATAATATCACCAACTGCATAACCAGTTCCTCCAGCATTAATTGTCGCTGCAGTTACTGCTCCATTTGGTGCTGTTACTAGTGTTATAG